CCTTTGCGTATTATCCCTGGCGGCATGAGCCTTGCCTTTTATGCTGGCAGAAAGGCCATAAGCCAAATTACCGGCCTTTGGATAAAGCAATTGGCACAGTCTGGATGGTAGATTTCCTAAGAAGCGGCGATCCCATGAAGCCGGAATATCACAGCGACGTCTGGGAGCTGGACTGGGAAGGTAAAAAAAGAAACACCGGCTTATATCATCCAACAGTTAAGCCTACCGAGGTCTTTGCGATTCCTATGCGCGTGCATACAAGCCCGGGAGATATCTGCTACGAGCCATTCAGCGGCTCAGGCTCGCAGATTATCGCAGCTGAAAGATTAAACCGAAGATGCTTCGCCATGGAAATTGAGCCGGTGTTCTGCGATGTGGCAGTCAAGCGCTGGGAGGAGTTTTCCGGGAAGAAAGCTTTTAGGGAATAATAAATGGATGAGAATAAAAAAGAAAGCCAAAGCCTGGCTCAGAGCCATGACCTCGTTGAGCTTGCCAAAAAGAAAAGGCACATTGCCCTGGTTGAGAAGCTCACCCGCGGCACCCTCTCATCAAAGGAATTAAAAGAGCTTGAGGAGTTTGAAAAAGAAAACCGCAAAGTTGCAGATGACATTATTGACGGCACTGCGGATCTGCCAACTATATCTGTTTACTTAGAAAAATCTCCCCGCATGGTCAGGCGCTACATAAAGCAGGGCCTGCCGGTTATCCGGGATTCCAAGGGCGAGATCTTCCGCTTTAAGGTTGCCGAGGTCTTTAAGTGGTATTACGGCATGCAGGGCCTAAGCGATGATGGCAAGGAATACTGGGATAACGAATACCGCAAGAATAGAGCCAAGTTAAGCGAGCTTGAATTAAAGCAGAAAGAAGGGGAGCTCATTGCTTTTTCAGAGCATGCCTCTAAAATTAAGAATCAGATTCGCGGAATAAAAGCTGGATTCCTGCGCCTTCCGAAATACATTGCGCCAAAATTATATCAGCAGGAGCCGAAAGTAATCTGCGAGATATTGGATGAGGAATTACGCTATATCATCAATCAGTTTGCCGGAGTAAAAGATGGCGATAAAGATACCCAAGGCAGCAATTAATACTGTTTTGCCTTACGCGGCAGAGGAGTGGGTTTTGCCGAATAAGATAACGGTCAGCGAATGGGCCGATTCGTTCAGGCGCCTTGACGTCAAGACCTCCGCAGAGCCAGGGCAATGGTCAACAGCAAGAACTCCTTACCTGAAAGGCATTATGGACGCTTTCACAGATCCATTTGTTGACGAGATTACGGTTATGTCTGCCTCTCAGGTGGGGAAAACTGAGGCGATGTGTAACATGCTGGGTTATGTTATTGACCAGGACCCGGGACCGACGCTTATGGTCTTGCCGCGGGCTGATGACGCAAAGAGCGTTTCATTTAACAGGATCCGGCCGATGATTGAGGTTTCTCCGGAATTGAGCAGATACTTACCGGAGAATCTTGATGACATCACAAAATTAGAATATCACTTTGACCGCATGGTCCTTTATTTCGCGGGATCAAACTCACCGGCTGACCTTGCCTCAAGGCCTATCCGATATTTGTTTTTGGATGAGGTGGATAAATACCCTAAATTCTCCGGTCGTGAGGCAGATCCTATAAAGCTTGCGCAGGAGCGTCAGAAGACATTCTGGAACAAGAAGACTGTGAAGGTTTCAACGCCAACCACGCGTGAGGGCTACATCTTCCGGGAATATGAGAAATCAGACCAGAGGCGATTTTACGTCCCCTGTCCTCATTGCGGGAAGCTGCAGGTGTTAGTTTTCGGTCAGATTAAGTGGCCGCGAGAAGAGTCATCGCCTGAGAAGATTAAGAACGAGAAGCTTGCCTGGTATGAATGCTTCTATTGCGGCAAGAGGATCGAAGATTCTCAGAAGCAGAGCATGATGCTCAACGGTGAATGGATCCCGGATAAAAAGGAGAAGAACCGTAACCGGGGATTCTGCATCAGCTCTCTTTATTCTCCCTGGCTCACCTGGAGCGACATCGCGGCAGAGTTTTTGAAATCAAAAGACTACATCGAGCTTTTGATGAATTTTGTCAACTCCTGGCTGGCAGAGGTCTGGGAGGAGAAGATTGAGGAGACCACAGTTGACAGGGTCAGGAACCTCTCTCGTGACTACGAGGAGGGAACAGTTCCGGATGAAGTCTTGGTTTTAACTGCCGGTGTGGACGTGCAGAAGGATCACTTTTATTTTGTGATTCGCGGCTGGGGATATTATGAGGAATCCTGGCTCATTCGAGCCGCTTACGTTGAGTATTGGGAGGATCTGGTTGAGGCATTATTCAAAACAGAGTATAAGCGCCTAACCTCAGCTGAAACGCTTTCTGTATATATGTCCTGCATAGACTCAGGGTTTAAGACTGACGAAGTTTATCGCTTCTGCCGTCAATGGGGTGATAAGACGAAGGCAGTTAAAGGCGAGGAAGATATTAGCGGAGGCAGATTCTATCGGGCAAACAAGATAGATATCAATTCGCGCACCGGCGCAGTTATTCCCGGCGGGCTGGTTCTTTGGCATTTAAATGTCACGCAGTATAAGGACAAAATCAACCGCCTGGTTACTTCCCGTGATCCGGTTAAATGGCATATCTTCAGGAATCCAAGCGAGGAGTATCTGGCGCAGTTTACTTCAGAGCATAAGATACTAATTCGCAACCGCACAACCGGCCGGGCAAAGGAAGTCTGGCAGAAGAAAAAAGAGGCGGCAGCAAACCACTTCCTTGATGCAGAGGTCTATGCTCTGGCTGCTGCGGATATTATCCGGGCATTGAATATCCGCAAGGACGGCGCTGTCCGGGTTTACCAGCCAAAGGCCGGAACTCAAGAGCATTCAAGAGAAGGCTGGATCCGGAAAAGAGAAGGGTCTTGGCTTTAATGGGGCGATGGCTTGAGAGAAAACCTAATTGGCTAAAAAATGAGAGTTATACAGGCAGTGCGGATCTTAAAAGGAAAAACGCAGGACGCCCTGAAAATACAGATGGAGATTATGCTGTTAAATTTATTCCGCTTAGATGTCCGCGGTGCGGCTCGAAAAAGATCCGCTGGTATGTGAGTCATCCGCCTATCAGGTATCACCGCTGTAAGGAATGCGGACATAATTTTAAATCTATAGAAGAGCAAGGATAAATTTGAATTATTACTATAACAGCATAACGACCATATTGCTAAAAAGCTATATTTGGGTAATATGGGGTTAGAAAACTTATAGCGGAGCAGCTGATCACTGTTTCCGCGCCCAATAGCAGCAAAAACCCGATTCCGATGCATCGGTTGGAATCGGGTTTTTTATTGGGATAGTCTAAGGGAATTTTATGAGCGCACCCACTAAGCAGGAGATGCTGGATAACGTAGAAAACGCTATCAACGCCAGGATGACCGGCGGAGCTGTGCAGTCATACTCTATCGGAGGCAGGAATCTTCAATACATTCCTCTTACGGAATTGCTAAAGCTGCGCGACCAGTTGCGCAGAGAGATCGCAGGCTCAAGCGAAACCACTACCTACGCAAAGTTTGATAAGCCGTCATGAAAGCTAAATTGAAAATCTCAGAATTGATATCAAGCGGAATAGACAATGTCATTTCCCTCTTTTCTCCTAAAGCAGGATTCAAGCGCAGGATGTACCGGGAGGCGATAAATATCTCGCAGAAGTTCGGCGCATATAAAGGAGCAAGCCGCGACCGTTTAAGGTCATCTTGGATTCCTGGCGGAGGCTCAGCAGATCAGGATCTATTGCCTGAATTATCTGATATCCGGGAGCGCAGTCGCGATTTAAACAGGAATGACGCGCACGCTGCCGGGATCACTGCCACCATGACTGTAAATGTCATCGGCACCGGCATCAGGCCTCAAAGCAGGGTGGATAAAGAGGAACTGGGTATAGATGATGAGACAGCAGACGTCTTCCAAAGAAGAGCCGAAAGAGCCTGGAAACGCTGGATTCCTTTTGCTGATGCCGGAGAGCGCATGGATTTTTATGAAATCCAGCAGCTGGTTGACAGACAGATCTTAGAAAACGGCGAGGCAATAATTGTCCCCTTGAGATTAAAAGACAGACCGTACCCCTTGGCCCTGCAGGTGATTGAGTCAGACAGGATGAACACACCGGCTGATAAAAAAAGCGATAAGTCAATTAGGTCAGGAGTGAAGGTTGGAGAAAATGGCGAGCCGGTTTCGTATTTTATACAAAAAACTCATCCTGGCGATGTCTATTACAGGCAGGCAGAGGAAACAAAACAATACGCAGACATTCCTGCCAAGGATGAATACGGCAG